TACATAATGCAAAAACCTAAAAGGTTTACATAATCTGAAACTCGGCTCGCCACCAACGCGCGCGAGCCGCCAAAACTTAATTTATTTTTTATTCTGTTGTCATTTCTTTTTTAATATTATCTTGTACAAATTCTATAAAATCTTTTGCTGGTAAAGATTCAAATAAAGCTTTTAAAGTAATATTTGTTAAATCTTGTTCAATTGCAATTTCTTTAATAAATATTTTTGAACAACTTTTTTCTGTCATTTCAATATTCTTTGTTGTGCAAACAACTCTCTTTATTCCTGTTAATCAATTAACTTTTGCTTTGAAGTAACTAAACTCCCAATTATAAAATCTTTCAGTTCAAACTGCTGAAAAGAAATCATTAAAATCATATTCTCTAATTGCTTGAGTAAATTCTGTATATCTAGAACATCTCGCTCCAATAGTAACCCAATTCTCTTCATCACAAGTTCTAACTTGTATAAAAATAGTTTTAACTTTTTTCATTTATCTACATCACCCTTCTTTAATTTCTGCTATTGCAATAAATTAATATCATTAAAGTAATAATTAACACTACCTATTTGTTTATTTTAATTATAATTATTTATTCTTTTTCTTTAATTTAATTATACTATAATTTTTAAATAAAAACAAATAAAAATTTGATAATGAATTTAATAAAAGAAAAGAATTAAATATTTGAAAGAATACTTTAGAATAATAGTGATTAGAATCAAATTAATTCGCAGCTTATTGCGGCGACCACCCCCAACATGTCGATCGGCTTGAAAATAGAAGCGGGGGGTGAGGTTTCAGGAAAAAAATGATAAAAAAGTGAAAATGAGTTTGGCCTGGGCATTTTCGACTCAATTTTTATTTTCAATTCTATTTTCGATAACTTTTATTTTTCCCAATCCGAATTATTCTCATAAATACATTAAAATTTCCTGTCCAAAATCTTGACAAAAGATCTTTTTTATGGTACAATGAAGATAGAAGGAAGGAAATACTACGTATTTCCTCCACAGGAACAGAGGTGAATTAACAATAGAATCAAAAAAATTAGATTATTCATTAAAAACAATGACAGAACGTGCGGAGTTTGTTAAAGCATTAATGCCTACATTAACTCCTGAACAATTGAATAACAAAAGATATTTAGAAATTTTGGGTGATTATGTTATCGCGGCAATGACTCCAGCAGAGAAAAAAGCGCATCTATATTTAACAGAAAACCGCAAATTAACTATAAATAAGCGTGAGACCTCATATCAAGGTCTTACAGAGCAGTTTGAAAATGGCGAAGATGGCGCCTGAAACCTCTTTAATGAAGTCGCAGATAAATCAATCCGTCTTACCCCTAAGCGCGAAATAAGCGCTTCAGATGTTGCGGAAATCCCGGAACTTCAAAAGCTAAAAGAGTCAATAGCAATCATAGAAAAATTAGAAGCTAATGCGCATGGTAAAGACCGTTATCGTCTTAAAAAATGATTAATTGAGTTGCATCAAGAGCAATATATAATAAAAGATATATTTAAACCTTCAATGAGCGCAAATGCAATAGCAAAAACTGTTGCGCAAATGGATCTAGGCGAAAATATTACTATAGACGAGAATGGTGAGCCACAGAGCGATTGCCGCATATCATTATTTAATCCTACTCATGTATGTGCGCTATTGTGTAATTATTCTGCATTAAAAGAAGAAAGCTGAAGTAAATTTTCTTCAGACTTGCGGGTACCTGCTTTACGATCTTGAACACGCGGTCGATGCTGCGCTAAAAAAAGACTATCCTTTATACTATCATCTATTGATTTATAAAATAGATGGCAAGAGTAATGCGGAAATCCAAAAATTATTAGAAAATGAATTCACGGTTTCTTATACTGTTGAGTATTTATCTTCGCTTTGACGCAAAAAGATACCAAAATTAATTGCGGAGAAGGCGAAAGAAGAGTATTTAATCTGGTACTATACTTATAAAGAGTATGGTAAATGGAAGAAATGTTCTAGATGTGGTCAAATTAAATTAGCTCACAATCGTTTCTTTTCAAAGAATAACACTTCAAAAGATGGATTTTATTCTATTTGTAAGGAGTGTAGAAATGCTAAAAATAAGCGGAGGTGACGATAACTAATGGCCGAGACTTTTGTATGTGAAAAATGCGGCAAGGCGATGGATGGTGCTAAATTTTATCAAAAGAAAGATGGCTCAAAGACAAAATTATGTAAAAATTGTTTAACAATGCACATTGATAATTTTGATCCAAACACTTTTCTTTGAATTTTGCAAGATATGGATATTCCATATATTCCAGAAGAATGAAATGTATTAAGAGATAGAGCTTTTGCTAAAAATCCTAACATGACGCGGATTGTCTGTTATAGGAAAATACATATCTAAAATGAAATTAAAACAATTTAAAGAATATGGTTGAGAAGATACAGAGCGTTTACAAGCTTTGCGTGAAGAAAAAAATAGAGCAAAAGATGCGGAAAGGGCTGCTGCGGAGGAGGCGCTTAAGGAGCAATTAGACCAAGGTTTAATTACAGAAGCGCAGTATAAAACGCTAGTTTCTGCAGATACACAAAACGAAGCAATTAAAAATGCTGAAGTTTTTGTTAATCCTATTGCTGCAAATCCATATGCTAATCCAAATGCTTTTATGGCAGAAACCGAGCTAGTGGATTTAGGTGCGGATTTAACAGAGGATGACAAAAAGGCTATGGCCATGAAATGAGGTAGATTATATAAGCCTTATGAATGAGTTGAATTAGAAAAGACTTATCAGGAAATGACAGAGTCTTTTGATATACAAGATGCAGATACTATTAATACTTTGATTTTAATTTGTAAGACTAATTTAAAAATGAATCAATTCTTAGATCAAGGTGATATTGAGGGATTCCAAAAAATATCAAAAGTAAGTGAAAATCTAAGAAAGTCTGCTAAATTTACAGCCGCGCAAAATAAAGAACAAAAAGAAGATTTTGTAGATAGCGTTGGAGAATTAATTGCGCTTTGCGAAAAAGAAGGATTTATTCCTAGATTTGCAACTGATATTCCGCAAGATAAAGTGGATGCTACTCTACAAGATATGAATGAATATGTTAAAAAATTAGTTACTCAAGACTTAGGCTTTGGAAAGCGTATAGAAGATGCTATTAAAAAGATCCAAATTCAACAAGAAATGGCGGAAGCGGTCGATCAAGACAGCATAGAGCTAGATGATGATGATTTTAAGGAATATCATGAAACTATCGCCGCACAAAAAGAACAAGATGAATTGGCTCTTGATGATGAAGGGACTGATGAATAATGGCTTTACAAGATTTATTAGAACTTTCTATTGATCATGGCAATAGAAAGAAAGGTTTATCTGAAGAACGTATTAAAGCACAAATTCCTATTATCCGTCAATATGTTGCCTTTTGAAGGGAGTACCCTGATATTTTTGTTGAATTTTTATGTGGAGATAATCCAGAGAACTTTCAGTTATTTTTTTATCAAAGAATATTCTTAAGAGCTGTTATGAGACATAGATTTGCCTATGCAACTTTTCCAAGAGGATATTCAAAATCATTTCTTGCAGTATTAGTTTTGATGTTACGTTGTGTATTATATCCTGGAGCGCATTTCTTTGTTACTACTGGTGGTAAGGAACAAGCTGCGGGAATTGCAAGAGAAAAAGCAGATGAATTATGTAAATTAATACCTGGTTTAAAAAATGAAATAGATTGGTCAAGAGGCGCAACAAAAGCATCTAAAAATATGGTTGAATATATTTATAAAAATGGTAGTAAATTAGATATTATGGCCGCGCAACAAAGTTCTCGTGGTAAGCGTGCAACTGGAGGTTTAATGGAGGAATGTATTCTTATTGATCAAACTTTATTGAATGAAGTTATCATTCCTACAATGGTTGTTGATAGACGTTTATCAGATGGGTCAAGACGTGAAGAAGAGGTTGCTAATAAAAGTCAAATTTATGTTACTACTGCTGGTTGAAAGAATAGTTTTTCTTATGATAAGTTAATTCAAATTTTAATTCAGCAAATTATTAATCCTGCGGAAGCTGTCGCTTTAGGAGGAACTTGACGAATTCCTGTAATGGAAGGGTTGCAACCTAAGAATTTTATTCAAGGTTTAAAATTAGATGGAACTTATAACGATAGTTCATTTTCAAGGGAGTATGAGTCAGAATGAAGTGGCGATGCAGAAAATGCTTTTTTCTCAGCTGAGAAATTTGATAAGTATCGTATTCTTCTTCAACCTGAATATGAATTTAGCGGTAGAAATAGCAAAACACAATATTATGTGCTAGGTGTGGATGTTGGTCGTTTCAAATGTACAACAGAAGTTTGTGTTTTTAAAGTATCGCCGCAAGTTCAAGGCGCTGCTTTGAAATCATTAGTAAATATTTTTACTTATGAAGCAGAGGATTTTGAAACACAGGCTATTAATATAAAAAGATTATTTTATAAATTTAAAGCTAGACAAGTTGCTATTGATGCTAATGGTGTCGGTGCAGGTTTTGTAGATTTTATGACTAAAGCGCAAGTTGATCCAGAATCGGGTGAAACATTGCCACCTTTTGGTGTGTCTGGAGGAACTAGTGAAGATATATTAGAACAATATAAAAAAGTAAAAGGTCCAGATGTTGAAAATGATGCTATGTATTTAATTAAAGCTAATGCGGCAATTAATACAGAAGCGCATACTTATGTTCAAACTCAAATGTATAGTGGAAAAGTTAAATTTTTAATTGATGAGAATCAAGCTAAAGTTAAATTAATGTCTACTAAAGTAGGCCAAAATATGACTACTGATCAAAGAGCTGATCAAATGATGCCATTTACACAAACTACGATTTTAAAAGATCAAATGTTAAATTTAGTAGAAGAAAATGAAGGTACAAATATTATACTTAAACAAGCGAAT